CAATTCGATTATCAATTATATTTAATAAAAGTTAAAAATCGTTGAACAAGATCACAAAACCCAAAATTAATCGGGTTTTGTTATTATCATCGATAGTAGGCACCGCCATTGCGACCAAAATCACGTTGAACATTCTTTCTATAACGTTCGTCCGCAATTTGATCCATCAATTTAATGGTGATTTCTAAATCATCGCCAGTTTGTTTTGATTCAACCTCAGCTTGTGTAGGCGCACCATTATTAATTACGTTCACCTTGATATTGCTCGGTTGGTTACTTGTCATTAAAGGCGCAGCATAAGACGACCCACCACCAACGGCGCCACCAACAGAAAATCCTTTTGGTTTAGCTTTAGTTTGGTAGTTAAGGTAATTCAAAAAGTCCACACCCAAAAGCGATGTAGCCTCTTTTGTCATTACATATTCGCCTTTATGTACCAATCCGGCTGGTTGGTATTTGCCTCCAATACCGGTAAACCCACCTTCATCAAACCCAACAAGTCCGCCATGGAAGAATAAAGCGCCTGAAGATGTAACAGCACCACCTCCACTCATCCCTCCAGCGCCTCCGAACATAGACGAAACAGCTTTGAAAATCATCATTTTGATCGTCATTTGGACAATATCTTTAATGATAGATTTTGCCAAAGACCCAAAATCAGCTTTCCCTGTCATCACTAAGTCAGTGAGCGCTCCAGACATTCCGTCAAACGCTTTCAAAGTGATGTTTGAAACGTTTCCCATAATATTTTCAGCATCTTGACCAAAACGATTAAACCCGTCTCTTATGCCTGCCATTGGATCTGATTTCATTTTTTCGGCGTTAGCTTGGTATTCTCCATAAAGTTGTTTAAGCTTGGCAATTTCTTCATCTAAAAGAGCAATATTATTTTCGGACATACCGGCTTTCAGTCTCGCGGCCTCTTGCTCTAGTTGATGGTTAAATTGTAATTGCTCCTGCTCTTGGCGCGTTTTACCCATTAATTGAAGCTGGAATTCCAATTCTTTGATTTTGTCTGAATTGGTAATGCCGAACTGCTTAATATTAAATTGCTGGTTGGCACTATCAATTTCACCGGCAAGACGTTTTAAGTTCGCAATACCTTCGACGCCATAGTGCGCGTATTTGTCGGCATTGGTCGCAATATCTTGCGTGAGTTTGTTCACCTCTTGATATTGTGAAACACCGCCAAAAACATCCAAATCCTGCGCATTGGCTTTGATTTGCGCTAATTGATCCTGCATTCTAGATAGTTGTTCGGTGTATTGTTTCACATAGTCAACGCCACCGCCTTTTCCACCTTCCCCACCTTTAACCGTATTTTGGCTAAGGTAGTTATCATAAAGTGCGCTTTGAATCGCCGATAAATCGCTCTCCGGCACTTTATCCTTGTAGTTTTCCAAGCTCTTTTGTGCTTGCAATTTTGCTCGCTCAGCTGGGTCTTTTGTTTCTCGTATTTGCTTGTCGAGTTTCAATCCGGCAATAATGCTTTGCCCTTTTTCGCTAATTCCTCCGTTTGCGTTTGGCAGTGTTTTTTTCAACACATCCAAATTGCCGATTGCAATCGCGGCAACCGCTGCGATCTTTGAAATACCGCTTGCGATCTTAATAGCCCCCGTTTCTGCACTTGGTGCAATCACGTTGAACCCACCAATGGAAACATTTAACCCGTCCATGCTAATTTTAGACATATCAATGTTCGGGAATAAGCGTTGAAATTCCCCTGTGATACTTAATAAGTCAGTATTTAATGGAGAAAGCGCATTATTCAGTTGTTCAACACTAACGCCAGCAAGCAACATCTCATCACGGAATTTTTTTACCGATTGTCCCGAAGTTAATGACTTCTCAGCAAACTCAGTTAACAGATTCCCGAAAGCACTGTTTTTAATGTCGTTGATTTCTACAGCGGCCTTTAGATCTCTTTTCAATTTACCGATTTCCGCTTCCGTCTTTTTATAATCAAAAAACGGATTTCCGCCGCCGTAACTTTCTAATTGAAAGTTTTTATCTGCAATTGCCGCCTTGATGCTCTCAACTTGTTCTCGTTGTAATTTTAGACCATCAAGCTGTTTTGTCAGTTCTACACCAAGACTGGCCGCACTTAAATCCTTATAAGATTTTTCCAGTAATTGATTAGCGCTTTCCAAATCCAACGCACTTCTGCGTGCTTGTTGGGCTTTTTCATGAAAATAAAACAGCGCACCGGCAGCAATCGTAATCACCCCAGCCGGCCCACCAAGTAAACTAAGCGCTCCACCTAATCCGTTTTTAAGCACACCGGCCAAACCTTGACTGGCTATCGCCTGCCTTGATGTGGCTATTGCTGCGGTTGACATAGATACTGTGTATTTAGCTAATTGCCCAACAAGTACACCACCAATAACAACGGAAAGCGTATCGAAATTCTTGGCAAGAAAACTAACCATTTCCGCTGCGCCAGAAAATGCACCGGTCGTTTTAGCAAACTCATCAACAAATTTCATCGTTGAGTTTTCCATTTGTTGCATGGCTTGACCGAACGTTAATGGCATTCCCTCAAATTCTTTCGCAATTTTACCGCTCGCGGTTTCCATTGCTTTAAAGATGATTTCGGAGGTGATTTTACCCTCGGAGCCTAACGCTTTGATTTCGGCGCGGGATCTCCCCATGTACTCAGCAATCGTATCAAGGATAATCGGAGCCGCTTCTGCAATCGTTCTAAATTCATCCCCTTGCAATCGTCCCGACCCTAAAGCCTGTGATAACTGGAAAAGTGCGCTTGCTTGTTCTTGCGCACCAACGCCGCCGACCGTCATCGCTTTGTTCAATGTTTCAGTAAAATTCAGCACGCGTTGCTGGCTATAACCAAAATCTTTTAATGCGCGAGAAGATCTAACATAAAGCGTAGTCGTTGCTTCAAGACTTCCTCGGGTATTTTGTGAAATTTCAAACAGTTTTCTTTGTGCTGTGGTGAATTCTTGGGTTGATTTACTGACTAGCTTAACTTGTGCGTTTAGAGTGTTCATCTTATCGGCCATCTGCACGATTTGATTAAACCCTTGAACCCCTAAGCCCGCAGCCATCAATGCTCTTAATTTACCCATTGTCCCCATAAAAGACTGGATAGCCTGTTCGGTATATTTTGCGTTGTTGCCAACAGATTTTATATCGTTGTTAGCTTTGTCAGCACCGCTTGAGGTGATTTGGATGCCCAATGTTGCGAAATCTGTCATTTATGCCACCACTTCTACAAACGTTGTTGCCAAAGTTGAAAAGCCGGTTTCTTTGGTTTCTTCCCACTCTTGGCAAATAAAGCGACCTTGAATATCTCCGTAAGGCGTCCACAAGAACGCATGGACTCCACGGTGCTCGCTAAGAAAGCGCTCAATCTCGCTAACTCGTTGCTCTGCGCCGGTAAATGTCACATCATAAGTTCGCAAGTTATTGTTTATGCCGTTTTGTTGTCGCTGTTCGTAACCATAGCCGAATTTAATCACGTTAACGTTTGGCTTTTTCTTACGTTTCATTTTCCAGTCCGGCTGCCATGTAAACTCTTTCATTTCCATTCCTTAACGAGACTAAATAAAAAAGCCCAAGGCGAACCAAGGGCTATTCGTTTTGAACTTTCAACCAGATAACATCTAACCGCTTAATAACTTCAATTTCCCACCACTCCAACGGTCTTTCACTGAGCCTCATCCATGCGTCAATCTCAGTAAACGACAGTGGATTGACAGTCATTCCAATTTGTCGTGACTGGCATAATTCGTAGAAAAATTGAAGTAAATAAGAAATTGTGGGAGATGGTGGAGTTAGATCTAGCTCCGCCGGCATAAAGCCGGTTTGCTCCCAAATTGTGATTAGGTGTTCTCTGATAGTAGATTTCGAATCTTTGGGTGTTACATCAAGCCTAAATTCAGCCTGTGCGTAGTCGCACAATTCATCAATTAGGCCTTTAAGAAGTTTCCCAAGTCGTCAGATTCTTTAACAATTTGAGCGCACATCCACGGGCAAGCGGTTAGTACCTTACGGGCATTTTCTGTGGTAAATTCTAATTCTTTACCATCCCATTCTAAATTTTCCCATCCAACAAGGCGCACTAACGCATTTTCGATAGCCTGTTCGCGTAATTCTTCCAAGTCATCAAATTTAGGTTTGTTTGTGCGCAAGTTTTCAAAATCTTGCTTTTGTGCTTTTCGCAATAGAGCGGTATGGTGTTTACGTACTGCGCTATTTTCTGAGCCTAACACTTCAATGAATGTTCCTGTGCCATCACCTGAAATTGGGTGCAATACTTCGAATTTAAATTTTTCGTTCTCTGACTTTGAAATGCTTAATTTTGAAAAGTCCATGCGTTATTTCCTTTTGATTTTTTTGAATAAAAAAAGGGCCTACTTTGGAAGTAAGCCCTTTATTCATTTGTTGTTTGTGGATTATGCGAGAGTGTCCTGAATAATCATTGTTGTTGATTTTTTCAGT